TGATAAAAGAATTGTATGATTGCAACTGATGATGAACAAGTGATCCGTTCTCTATATTTTGTTTTATAAGTCGCCATTTTATATCTTCGTTTAGAGTCATGTCTAGTTACTGTAATTTAAAAAAAATAATATTAAATCATTTTTAAAAATATATGATTTAATAAAACGAAAATGAATAATAACATGAGAAACTATAATAATTTTTTTTCTACTCATATTACAACAGACTCCGGCATTTCGTTGTCAGAAAAGATAATTGTGGATGTAATAAGAGAAGGTTCGTGGATACACGATTCTATAAATTTAGATGAAATTTATTCAACTGATATTTATGATTTGTTTAGACAAATAAAATTATTGAATGTTAAAACATATGAGAAACATAACACTGAAATATTAAGTATAAATGAAGATACTATAATATTAAAGTTGATATATAGTTATCTTGACAAACATATTTATAATATGTTATCAACAGATAACAGTTATATGAAATCATTAATGAGTTGTAAATTACCTAATGTTAAAGATATTTCAAGTGATATTGTGGAATATTTAAATGTTATTATATTACAAGAGTACAAAGATATGATAAATAACACATTTAATACAAGAGACTTAGAACATCATGACATTATATTTTTGATAAATCGTATTTCAATAATAGTTGATAAAATATTAACTAGTAAATATAGAATAACAAAACCTACGTGTAACGATATAAAATCAATACTTAATTATATGGTAAAACAAACATGTAAATTGATAATAAATTATGACGACCAAATACCTGAAAAATATGAACGAATTACAAGAGATGAACCTATATTTTCTGTTGTTGATAGTGATTGTATGTCGAAAATATGGAGATTAATTAATATTATATTCTATGTCATCGGAAAGGATATATATCAAATAACGAATGATTACATAACATCTACAAATATAGATGTTTTATTGAACGATATAAATATAAATTTTATACCTGATAATCAATCACCTGAAATAAAAGAGGAAAATGATACGAAAATTGAAGTCATTGTATATATATTAAACAATTGTGTTTATTGTGAAAAAACTAAAAAATATTTCGAAGATAAAGATAGTATATATTCAGTAAGTTATATACAGGTCAATGACAAAGAAGACGCGAAAAGTAAGATACCAGAAGTTGTAATGAATGATACAAGAATTAATAACAAAATTACAAATCTAACATTTCCAGTTATTATAATGAATAGTCAGTATATCGGAGGTTATAGTGATTTGAAACAAGATCTATCAAATACTCAGTCATGTAAAATATATAATAGACCAGATACAGATAAAACATGTACACATTTAAACTCAGGTTTTATGCAATTTCAAACATTATTGTATGATTTAGTGAGTGATAGTCAGATAATAAACAATCGTCAAGGAAATGCGATTAATAGAGAAATAACAAAAAAAATATTAGAACAAATGGATAAAACCAAGGGTAAAACAAGAGATACCATAACAAAAGAATTTATAACATCACAGATATTTAATACAGATAATGATAGAGCTAAATTGAAAGTTATATTAAAATTTATACAACATTATGGGAAAAGTGTTATGTCTTCAGCTTATGGTTGTAATCATGATTTCGGAGATAAAGATGCAGCTATTAAAGCATGGAAACAAAACGAAAATGTATTTTTTTCTAATTTGGGAATGAGTACACAACAAGCAATAGATGTTATAACTTCAAATAAACAGTTGAATAATATAAGAGAAAAATTTAAACAAGGTTTGAATACTATTGACACGTCTAGAATAAATTTTATTTGGAAACAATGTAATGAAATGTTTAATGAATATGAAATAAATACGTTCGGAAAAATTTTGTATTCACCTATACATAAAGAGATTTTACGTTCAGGTGATACTAATACAGATATAATAAATATATTAGATTTTTTTAATACTATAGATGAAGATTTCAAATTAAATAATTTATTATGGGTAATTGACACAATAGCTGAATGGCAATTACAACTTACTAAAAATGTATTAAACACAGATAACACAATTGTCGATATAGATGCAGCTACGACTATTAAAGATGATAAAATAACAAAAATAGACATAGATATGAATAATATTATAAATGATACATGTTCTTTTCCAAATTGTATTAAACTCGGTGTATACAAATTTATAAAACAAAAAATGAATGATAAATATTCTGTAATTATAAATGATAACAATATAGGTGACTTTAATATTAACGATAAACTTTCTGTTACAAAAATACTTAATACTATAAAATTTATTTTAAAAATGCCTGTAAACGAATCGTTTTATAGATCTAATACAAATGATTATGTAAATATTGATTCTTTATCAAATAGATTATCTAACGATGAGATAAAACTACTACTTTTTCATCTGAAAGCAGCTGGTGATCAAAGTACTATAGATGCGATAAACTATATAACAGAAAATAATATATCTAATGAAGATTGGAATTATCTAACTATTTTAAGTACAGGTGATTTACTAGCTTATCAAATGTGTGTTTCTGATGGTTCATCAGCTATTTTTAAATCTGCAAATAAGATAAAGATATCAATACAAAACATGCAACTTTCAAATGATACAGTTACACCTGTAGTTAACATTTTTGTTACAAAATGTAATTCATATATGTTCATAATAAACAAATTAAAAGATGTATATTTGGAAATAGACACTTATATAAATACAATGTCTACATATTCTCAAGCAATGTTTATTCAGGCCTATGTAATATTGAAACAATTTAAAATTTATATGCTAAAACTAGAAAAGGTTTATAACTTAATATTAGATATATTTAACTATATGAATGAAGATTCGATAGACTATATCAATTTATTTAGTAAATTAACTGTATTTAATAGCAATAATTTCGAACTTATCGAATTTTATGATAAAATTATGGCAATAGATGAATCTTATAACTTCAAATTAGGAGTTAATAATGATGAACCTTATATAATTTGTGAATATGATGATATATCAATGAATGAATTATCAATTAATAAAGGTCTACCTGTATCAACTTTTTGTGACAATAACGAGTTGAAAGAATTATGTTTAGATGGTAAGTTAAAAGATTCATGTCCTATAGAAACAACACAAAGTCAGTCTGAAAATGCTAATGGTGTTTGTTCTAAATTATACTTAAATAATCCTAACAAATATAAATCTATATTACATCGAGAAAATACAACAGATTATATACAAAAAGCATGTGAAACATCTAATGACAAAAATCAGTGTATAAATGATTACATAATGAATACATTAGAACCAATTTTCGTAAAAAATAAGAAAAGTGTTATGATGAAAAATACAAACAGAAGTATATATATAGACCCTTCATTATTAGTTTTCGGTTACGCTGTGTTTGAAGATACAGGTTTTATAGCTAGTATACAAGGATCTTATGGCATAAAGAAAATAGATACTGTAAATTTAAGTATATTATATAAAAACGCAGTAACTTTAAGCTTACAAGAATTATTTACTCCGTTGGGATTATTTCACTTAGCGCATACAATTGAATCAGGTGTAACAACAATTCCAAAAAACGAGTTGTTATCTCTAACTTACTTGGTGAAATCAATACAGTTTAACATAGAAAATATGTTTATAAAACTAGAAAATAATATCATAAATAATAAAAATATTATTGTTATGATTATTAAAAATGTTTTTTTGGGTTTTCTGAACGAACAGGTAATATCCGATATTGATGAAGAAGGTAAAGATATAGAAGAGGTAATTCATAATAAAGGAAGACGAATAAATAAAAATATAATATCTATATCCAATAAAACTTTGACAGACAAAGAAATTTTAATTAATGTAAAGTCAATATTACCTAATGATTCTGATATAGAACGTTTTATATCTGATGTTTTTGAATGGAGTGAAGATATAGAAACAAAACCAATTATAAAATATACTTCACCTAATAAGACAAAGAATATTAAATTTGTAGATTTGTTATTTGATTCGTTTTTCGACTTCGAAACACTACGTAACAATACAAGAAGTAATCTAATAAACATATATACAAAATCTAACAATAATATATTTTTTAACAATGAAATAAATTGGAACTTATATATACTTAACACAAAACCTACAAAACCTACTTCTAAAGTATACGAACAGGCGAAAAAGAAAGTAAATAAAAGGAGAAATAATGATAAATTTCTAAGACGAAGTGAAAGGTTGCGAACCTTAAGAAGAAGCGAACGATTAAAAGAAAAAGAAAAACAAAAATAAATCTTTATATAAGGGAATAATACTCTTATATAAAGGTATGTCAGGTATACAACTATTTATAGATAATAGAGAAGATTCTCTCCTGAGATTATTTGATAATAATAAAAAAACATATGTAAAAGAGTGTTTAGATTTAGGTGATATTGTTATAAGAAATAATAAACAAATTAATATTATAATTGAAAGAAAAAGTATAAATGATTTGTGTTCCTCTATAACAGATGGTAGACATAGAGAACAAAAAATGAGATTGTTAAATAGTGGTATTCCAATCCATAAAATACTATATATAATAGAAGGAGATATATCAAATATAAATAAGTTTACACACATAAATAAACAAACGTTAATTAGTTCGTTGATAAACACACAATTTAGAGACAAAATTAAAGTGTATAAAACAAAAGATATAAACGAAACTTTTGAATTCATATGTAAACTATACGATAAATATATTAAACAACCGGAAATATTCGATGCGATATCAACATCTAATACAGAAGAACAATATGTATCGACATTAAATATCAAAAAAAAATTGAACAAAACTCCGTCTGTCGTTTTTATGGCTCAGTTATGTATTATTCCTCAATTGTCTCCTGTTATATCAAAACAAATATGTGAAAAATACAAAAATATGAGGCTATTGATAGATGCATATAATTTGTTAGAAAACGAAAAAGATAGACAAGAAATGTTATCAAATATATGTTATCCTATAAAAAATAACAAGCAAAGAAGATTAGGATCTAAATTATCTAATAATATATATAAATTAATATATCAAGAATACGATTAATAGAATAAATATATATGTATAAATAAAATGACAAACTGCAAAACAATCAACATAGTAATTGATGTAACTATAACTATAGTAGTATTGTTTATAATCATATTATGTTTACGAGAAACAAAAGTGTTTAGAGATATTATTGAAAATTTTGTTCCTGAAAAATGTCTTGATGATTCTTATTTAACAGTTATTAGAGATAGAATAAAACAATTTTTTGATCACAAACAAGGTCAATGGTCAGGTGCATTGAGTGCTTTAAACACTGATAAGAAAGATATATTAGATGATTTAACATTTTGTAAGGGTGAGAGTTCATACACTATTAATAAAACTAAAGTATATATATGCATGTATAATGAAAACAATGAAAGATACTCAGAAAATATGTTAATGCATGTGGTATTACATGAACTTTCGCATGCAATATGTACATCAGTTGGTCATACCAAAGAATTTGATACAATATTTACTGAATTAATGGATGAAGCACACGACTTTGGTATTTACGATAAACATGATGAATTAGAAGACAATTATTGTGGGACTTCTAAAAATGATGCTTATGTTATAGAGAGTAGTGTTAATTAAATTTAAAGATATATGAAAGTATAATAAAATATGAGCACTGATCAACAAACACTTTCTTCTTTAAGTCATCCTAAAGATTTGGGTAAAGCTAACTGGAAGCCAGATGAAACAGCTCCCCCTTTGACACCTGAACAATTACAAAATGCAAAGAAAGATCTTTCAGAAAATAGTTATTGTAAAAACTACGATCGAAAAGACCGTAAGTACTGCGATCCACCTAAGGAAGGTCAAAGTATTGGCTTATTTTCTTTTGTACCAGCTGTAGGTGCGACACCTGATGAAAATGGATTCTATGGATGGGCTAAGCTTAGAGGTAATTATGCTGACGAGGAAACAGCTGAAATTGCTGCCGATAAGATTATCAGAGATATTGATTCTACACACCTTATATATCATACAGTTGTGGGTCGACCGTTCCCTATTACGGTATCAGCTGATTTAGCTGTATCAACAGATGAAGTAGACCTAAAGAAAAAGGCTATGACTCAAGCTATAAAGAATAGAAGAAAAATTGAGAAAGAAGCTTTGGTTGAAAGCAAGGAACGCCACGAAGAATTGGTAGAAAAAATACAAAATCCTGACCCCGAAGAATTGGAAGAAGACGACTATATCACAACAAGAGTAAAGAAGGCTCAAGCTACTTGGGCGTACATAGAGTACCTTGCGAAAGCGCATGAATTTAGGGCTATCATAACAGATTCAAGTGAATATTTAGATAGAGTTGACAGCGAGCGTCCCGAGTTTAAAGATATGTATTTTGAAAAATACAAGAATGCTAGGGAGAATACTGGATCTAAAGTTACAGAGGAACAACTTAAGAATGGGTTTCTTAGATACATGGTTGAAGATATTATAGTACCTGGTCTTGATAAGGTAGATACAGACGATGACATACTGCAACTTGCTAAAAAGGAACGTGAAAGAACATATTTTATTCACGATAATCATGAACCTGCACCTTCAAAATCTGATTAAAAGTTATAAATTAAATTATATTCTATAATTTAATTTTTAGAATTACATAATCTAACTATTAAAGCTGTTATTAGTGTAACTATTACAAGAATAAATAAACCTATGTCTGTTCCTATAGTTGTTGTTTTACATGTAAAATGAGCCATGTAAGCTACTGAAAAAACGAATAATCCTAACTTCAACGGAAAACTATACAATATATTTTTATCATCAGCAATCATTTTATTTATAAAAATAATATATATAAATAAAATGAAAAAATCTGACGACGTTATACTATCAAAATTATATGATATTGAATCTCAATTAATAGACATTCAAAAAACTAATACTAAGATGAACGATCATATAGATTTTGTAGAATATGTATATTCTGTTATTAAAAAACCATTTTTTCTATTAATGAGTACAGTTTCAAAATTTATGCCTGAATATTTAATACAACAAGATAATGATAGCAATAGTTTATATGTTAACGATTTGTATACAATAGACAAGAAACATATGTAACTTATAATTTGTTATACAACTCTGTTAGATCATTTTCCCACATTTGGTATGGAGTTGTATTGCTTAATAATTCTAGTTTTGTTTTTAAAGAACTTATCTCTGATTTCAATTCATCGACTTTTTCTTTTGTCATCGTTCTTATTTGAATTCTAAGAAGATAATCATATGATTCATTTTCAGAATTTATACCAAGCTCTTTTATATTTTTTATAATCTGATCCTCAGGTTTATTTAATATTTTTATTTTTTTGTTTATAACACTAGCTATAAATTTAAATTTATTGGTTAATATATATATAACACTCTGTATATTTTTTATTTGTAGTTCTTTTCTTTTTACATAATAAGACAATCTAATTTCGCAGAAATTACGTATAAGTTGATCTACATTTTCAAATTTTACAAGTTTATTATGTTCGTCAAATGCGACTATATTACTTGTACTTATATGAGTATATAATTTTAGATTAGAGATATTACAAGAAATTCCATCATCTTTTTCTACTACTAAAAACTCTACTTTAGTAGGTGTTGAATAGTTTTTAAATTTAGCAATTTGTTTTTTTGTTATCATGTTTTCACATACTTCTTTAAAATTGTTAGTCCACATACCAACAGGTAATTCTGTGATTTTTAAATGATTAGGTTTGTTAGTTTTTTCTATAATACCGTAACTAATATACTTATCCTTTCCGACTTTTTTAATTTCTGAATTACTGTTTTTGTACCACGGTTTTAAGTCATTTAAGATATAAGATGACACATTGTTCTTATGATTTTCAATCCATATTCTTATATTTTCTATGATATCTTTTGGATTATAACAAGGAATATTAGATGACCAACCAGTACCAATTCCAACAGAACCATTTACGAGAATCATAGGTATAATTGGTATATAATATTCTGGTTGCACTAAATCACCGTCATCGTTTATTTGTGTAAGTAATTCTTTATCTTCATCTTTAAATATACTTGCTGTTAACTTATCCATCTTTGTAAATATATATCTTGCACTTGCAGCATCATTCCCTCCATCTAGTCTGGTTCCAAACTGTCCGTCACGATACAATATTGGTATATTATTACTTCCTGGAAAATCATGAGCCATACCAACTATAGTATCTTGTAAATTTTGCTCACCGTGATGATAGTTCGAATGTTCTGCTGTATAACCACTTAATTGAGCTACTTTCAAAGAGGAACCAGAATATTTTAGGTTTCTTTTAATGACACTATATAATATTTTACGCTGCGATTCTTTAAGACCATCTAT